CAATTCCTTCTGCGTTAGCGGCAGCGTCCATCGCCTCATATGCGTCAGCCGCACAATGATGCAACTGACCCTTGCCTTCAATCTTGCGAAGCAGGCTCGGGTCAAGTTCACCTGGCTCCACGTTCTTGAGGTGGGAGCACAACTTCACCTTGATGATGGGAAGTTTGGCGATGTCCACCTTCGCCATTATGCGGTCGCCTCATCCTTCTTCTTCGGTGCACCAGCACCAGCGAACGCGGCTTCAATTTCTTCCTTGGTGAGAGTGCCATCGACGCTGTAGCGGAGCAACTTCTCGATGACCTGGGCGCATGCCATGACGCCTGCGAGGGCGGCTGACTTCCAGAGTTCGACTCCGATGATTGCGCCACCTGCGACTGCGGCGAGAGCCGACGAGCCGAACAGGGCGAAGATGCGGAAGATGATGTTCTTCAACTTTTCCATTAGTCAGAGTCTTTCTGTGCGAGAGTGATTATCGAATGTAGCAGAATAGTGAACCCTGTAATCAGGGTTGCCTGCCGTAAGGTAGGACCCGAAAGGGTGATGAGAACCATGCCTGTACCTGCCCAGGTCCATGCGTTGTCCACAAGGTAGGTCAATACTTTCTTCATCAGTTTCTGATTCTAGTAGGTGGGGGCAGCATGGTCAGAACGGCTCCGATAGCCACCAAAGTACGGCGTGTCCCGACAGGGATGTTGGAGCCGACAGGGACGTAGGTGTCTAGACCCGTCTTGAAAATGTCTACGGTTTCTTCGAAGGTTTCACGGATTTCCTCGGGTGCATCCTGCACGGCTTCGACAAGGGCTTCAATTTGGGTGTTATCCAATTCGCTAACATCCAGCGCTTCGAAGATTTCTTCGGCTTGGCTGGTGCTAACTACAGCAAGCACTTGTGCGTTTGTGGCTAACTGGGCAGCCTGGTCGGGGCTGGGGGCGGTCTCCAAGATGGCGTCAACCGCTTTAGCGACCTGCTCAGTGGAGGCGTCAGGAGCCCCTAGGACGGGTTCGGGGGTGTCTGGGACGGTTTCGGGGGTTGCGCTCACGAGAGGGGCTGTGGACGCGACTGGTGGGATTGTGGTGGCAGGGGCTAGGGTGGTTGGTATCTGAATAGTGGCGGGGGGAGCGGGCTGTGTGGTTGGAGTTTCTGGCAGGGTTGTTGGGGGTGGTGGTGATTCCGTTGTGGTTGTTGGGGGAACGGTCGTGGAAGGTTCAGTCGTGGTTGATGGCGGTGGAGGTACCCATCCTTGTGTGGTTGACGTGGCAGGTGGCAACGTACTCGTAGTGGTTGCGACCTGAGTCGTGGTGGTGGTACTTTCTTCTGTGGTTGTCGTGGAAGGAGGAAGCGATGAAGTGGTTGACGTTGGTGTTTCTGTTGTCGATGTACTGGGCGCTTCGGTCGTCGAGGTCGTAGTTTCCTGAACTGTCGTAGAAGTGGTGGTCGTGGCAGGGACAGTCGTTTCTAGGACAGTAGTAGTAGAGGTCGTCGTCGGGGTCGTGTATTGCGTTGTAAATGCCCATTCAGGAACAATCTCCCAGTAGCCGTCGTCAATCTTCCATGCGAGCATATAGCACGTTCCGCCTCCAGCCTCAAAGAACCAGCCATCAAGAGGATTGGGTCCTGCGTCTAGTTCAAGTGTGGCGATAGGGGACCATGAGCAACCTTTGAGGTTCCATGTTCCGAACTCTTGACCAGAGATGTTGATGGTTCCGCCGTCATCTGCGGCAACCATGAACTGAATCGTGTCATGCTCAGGGATGTTGATGAACCCTGTGTAGTGGACCATGAAGAAGTCGTAGCCGCAGTCTTGGAATGGTTCACCGTTGAAGTTGCGGTTGATGTTGTTTTCGATTTCACTGCCGCAAGACAGGTAAACGTCATCAGACCTGATGGGTGGTATCTGGTCGATTGTGTAGCCGACAGCGTGTAACCCTGGTTCGGGTTCAGCGTTCGCCTGTTGTGGGAGTAACGCGAAGAAGGCGACTGGGAGGAAGACTAGCCAGCGGCTATCCCAGAATCGACGCAACTTCTTCTGCTGTCAAACCGAGTGCGGCGAGTTTGTTTAGGGCTGATGCTTTTGCTTCAGCCTTTGCCAGTTCCGCAGCCTCACGCTCTGCCTCGGCAGCAGCCCACGCTTCAGCAGCAGCCTCGCGGTCTGCGATTTCTTCTGCGGTGAGTTCTGCTTCGGTGATGATGCCCGTGGAGCAATCAACGATAAGTTTTGTGACCATGTGTTTATCCTAACTGTTCTTTATTCCGTAAAGAGATGCGGATGTGTATTGAACGAACTTGTAAGTGCTATCTAAATACAATTTGATTGATGAAATGGATGCCGTGTTTGACCACAGCCCAGCAATAAGTTCGGGGTATGCGGTCGTGCCATTCTGCTCGTGAACACTGTCTATTGAAAAAGATTTATTTGTTGAACCAGCATAGTTGGGAATATAAATTGAAAAATTTGTAAAGGTGCTAGAGGTGTTACTCGCAGCATTGATGTCCATGATTCTGTTGGTAGACAGATTGATTGAGCCAGCAGCGGCACCCGTTCCATACACCCATCTACTTGAATAACTGGAGGTGTTGCCGTTGAAACTGATGTTTGAGTAACTGAATGTTGCTGATTCGTCTGTCCTTACTGAACTAGCCAAAACAAGGTCGGTGTAGGTCTGTGGGATTGACCCGAACTCGATGCTCGCTGCGCCACCAGAGCCAACCGTTACCGATTGAATGAGCGTGTAAGTGTTAGCCATTACGCAGCCTTGATTCCGTACAGAGTGAAGGTAGAACCGATTGAGAAGGTGCGTGTCGAGGCAAGGTCAAAGGTCATAGAGTCAATCGCGGCAGTTGAACCCCACATACCAACAGTCGCATCCACACCGACAGCAGCAGCGTTCGCACGAGCCAACACCGTCTTGTTCGTGGTTGTGTTCGCATAGTTGAAGATGTTGATTGTGTGAACCGATGCACCCTGCGTAGTTGTCACCGCACCGTAATAGGTGAGAATGATGTATCCATAACCATCGGAACGAGTGTTGCGAATAGAACCAGCCGATGTTCCGTCACCATAGACAGATGTGCGTGAATACAATGCGGAACTATCAGCATTGAACGAGACATACAAATCTGACTGCACACTGGAGAACGCATTGACGACCACCACCAAATCGGTGTAGGTCTGTGGGATACTTGACAGCGTTACCGTCTGCACAGCGGAACCCAAAGTGGTTGTGCTAATCGGCTCATAGGTCGCTGGCATAACTATCCCTTTATCCCGTACAACGCAAAGTGTGAATACTGAGCCATATTGCTACCAATAAAAGTCACCTGAATACTTGTTACAGCAGAAGTGCTACGCCACGAACCAGACAAAAGCGTTGCCTTTCCACTCCCATTCAAATCTACACCAGACAAACTTCTCACAGTCTTGTATTTGTTTGTGTCTGCATAATCAAGAATATCAATGACAGCCACACCAAACATAGAAGCACTTGCGCTTGCAGCAGCAGACCTGCCAAGAAACATGTATGTGTTATTTGCTGTTGCACCAGATGTTGCGCTTGCTCCATCACCAGAAATGTTGTGGTCTGAATATGTTGAACCCGTGTCGCTATTCAGGGTAATTCGCAACTGGTCTTCTGTCGCTGCTCTATCCGTTCTGGCGAGGCAACGAAGTTGCAAATGCTTATAAGTCGCAGGAATAGAACTGAAACTAACCGTTGCGCTTCCGCCAGAACCAACAGTCGTTGTGGCAATGGACTCAAACGAGCCACGCTCCAAAACAAGACCAGACCCCAACCACTGCCCAACCAGGGTCGAAGGACGAGTACGCTTCCCGTAACCAGCAGCCATTACGAAATCCTCAAACTACTCGTACCAACAGTCGTGAAACTGTGAATCGTGTATCCACCAGAGTTTGTGATGGTTCCGCCAACAACCGTGTATCCCAGTTGCGATGCGATTGCTGTTGGGTAGCGAACAATCACGACACCAGAACCACCAGCACCACCAGTCTTATTGCCACCACTTGCTGTTGCAGAACCGCCACCGCCACCGCCCGTGTTGGCTGTACCTGCCACCCCATCAACATTCGACCCACTTCCGTTACCGCCACCACCAGCGCCACCTGTGCCACCACCGCCGCCAGCACCGCCACCACCACCGCCACCACCACGAGTGACAGCAGAACCAGTGATAGATGAAGACACACCAGCACCGCCGTTAGACCCAACCTGATTGCTGCTCAAATTAGAGCCAGCAGCACCAGCACCGCCGCCGCCAGAAGCCTCATCTCCACCAGACTGCGCACCCTTAGTGCCACCTGCATAGCCCTGATTCGCCGTACCAGAACCCTGAGCAGTAGTCGCATTACTTCCACCGCCACCACCAGAACCGCCACTACTTCCCTGATTGGACCAGTAACCACCACCACCACCACCCGTTGAAGTAATAGAACCGAAAACAGAGTTTGCCCCATTACCACCATTTGTGTTTGATGTGTTGTTTCCGACACCACCAGCACCAACGACAACCGTGTATGTGCCAGCAGTTAGCGTCAATATGGACTCCGCAGACGCTCCACCACCAGATGATTCACCACGCACAGACGAACGGTAACCACCAGCACCGCCACCGCCACCAGCAGTAGAAGTGTTCTGAGAACCAGAACCAGCACCACCACCAGCAATCACAAGATATTCAATGGGCAAACCTTGCAGCGCAGGGTTCATCCAGTAATTCACATACTGGCTAACCCTCGACCGCTGGTCCCAACGCAAAGTCATTGGGAACCTACGCCGTAATCTGGTTTACGAACCCGTGAATCGTAATCACGTTCGCCGTCGCAGCAAACGCACGAACAATCAACGCCGTAGCGTTACCCTTCAACAAAAGTCCAGGGGCAACAAGCACCAAACCAGACTCAGCCGCAACAGTCAACTCAATCAAATCGTCAGGCGCAGTCGTGCCACCCCACTCAAGGGTCAACTTCACTGCTGACGTATCCGTGTTCTGTGCGTACAACCAAATCTCATCGTAAGTTGTAGCGGTCGTCGAACCCGTGTGAATCGTTGTACCAGCAGTAGCGGTCGCGGCAACCTTGATTGCGCGACCGTCCGTTGAGCCACTCAACTTGACCTTGGTGTATGTTGCCACTTACGCTCCTAACTGAAAACCTGAACTTGAAGAACATCCGCACCTGCGGCTGGTGCAGTCCATGTTACAGCATTACCTGAACCGTTAGCAGTCAACACATAGCCAGCCGTACCAGCAGTCAACCAGTTCACACCATTCGTCGCAGTCGAATCAGCCACAAAGATGGTTCCGTTTCCGCCGACAGCGAGACGGTTCAAGACCGTGCCATCGGTGGCAAGCAGGTCGCCCTTTGTGGTCAGAACAGATGCGACTCGGTTCGCCTGGTCTGCATCGACGGCGGTGAACACTGGGTAGCAGGTTGCACCAGCCGAGTGCGATGATGCTGTCGTGCCATCGACGCCACGGGTGATGGAGGAAAGCGATGAGCCCGAACGAGAAGCAACAAGCACTTTTTCTTCAGTGCTTAGACCTGGGTCGATGACCATGTAGAACGGTCCGTTGGTGGTGTTGTTCCAGTTAGTGACGTCACCTGTGAGCAGGGCAGAGGTGTCGGATGAGTTGATGGCGTTGGTCAGGGTGCATGCGGGTGCTGCGCCTGCGTATGACCGTCGTGTTGCGTATGCCATCTAAACTCCTAATCCGTTACCGAACGCATTATAACAGTACAGGTTCCCTCTAGGTCCCAGTTGGATTGGAACCCGTCAATTATTTGGAATTCCAGGTCCTCTACCACTACAGAAAATACTTCGGCATTTTCTTGATAGTTTACCACGCGCGGGTTGGTGACCAAATCACGCAGGGCTTCTAGTTCTAGTTCGACATCAAAATAGTATTCGGAGTCTCGGACCCTGATGCGATGGTGCATGAGGATGGGGACTCGGAAAACTTGGCTTCGGGCTGGGGAGGCGTAGGCTCGTGCCATCCAGCGGGTCATGGTTGGTCCTTCGGTTGCGGAAGCCCGTGCCAACTCCAACTTGAACTTCGCTTCAATGAATTTGGCTTGCGGACCAGTTGACACTGATTCGGTGGTGAGTGGCTTGTCGTGCGCGGTAAGAGATGCGTAGTCTGCGGAGTCCGCCGAAATATACGGGGTAATAGTTCCGACCAAAGGCTGGGTTCGGATGTCGAATTTGGCTACGAACTTTCGGTCAGGGATGCCCCAACGGTAGATTCCCGTAATGATTTCTCCTGTGGCAACAAGGTTTGCTGAGTCTTCAACGTAGACGCCGTCTCCAGAAACAGAAAAGATGCGTTTGTTGGAAAAGGTTGTGGTCGACAGAATGTTTGCGGTTGTTGAGTGCATCAAGTCTGACGCGTGTGCGGGGGTGTTGGCGGCAATAAAGGTGCCAAGGTCGAGACGTCCGAGCCCGCCAGAGAAGCCATCGTATTGTGCCCAGGTAAACCAAACGTATCGGTCTTCGGAGGTGAATTCTCTTACTGCTCCTGTGGTTGGGATGAGTTGTCCTGCGGTGAGGTTTGATGCGGAATCTGCGGTCGCGTAACGGACACCTTTGTTTGTTCCGATAAGGATTGCGCCAAGGTAGGAGGAGATTTCTGTTGGGTATTCTCCGAATGGAAGTTCAAGTGCGACAACAGGGGTGTCAAGTGTGCCGTCTGATTTGATGGTCAGTTTGTAGATTGCTCCGTGCGAACCTGAGTAGCCCGCGATATAGATGGCGGTTTGTCCTGCGGTTGCGCCAATCCATTCGAATGACGAAACGGGATGTTCGTAGTCGTCTGCGCCGACGTTCCCTGATGGGCTGAAATATAGGTCGTTGCCGTTGCCTGCCGAGGCTGCGCCTGTGACGATGAAGAAACCTTTGACGAAGTCGATGTATCCGAATTCGTGTCCATATGCGACGTTAGAGGCTACACCTGCTGGCGTGTATTTCCACAGACCGTAACTGCTGGTGAGACCTGGGTAGGTGATGTAGACGTTGGTGCCGTCGGTTGTCATGTCGCGCGGGGTGGCGGCAGGCAAACCAGTGACGGTCGTCCAGGTTGGGCTAGATGCGAATGGGTCTGTCGTATATTTGACGTCCGCCCCATCAAGAACATAAACACGGGTGTCTGTTGATACAAGAAGAAGTTTTGTGTCTGACGAGTTCAGTGATTCTTTGACTGCGTTGAGAAGCGTCAACTGTCCTTTGGTCCACGGGTTGACGCCCTTGCTGGTAAAGAACCTATAGTCTTGTGCCTCAGCAGTATCCGCATACTTTTGTCCTGCACCGTAATGCCATGACACTTCGCCTCGACGCCACAAACCCTGCGGGTTGATAGCGGCTTCACCTGGGGCAGTTGACTGGTCAACAGAGTCACGGACACGCGGCTCAAAACCTCTAGCGAATGTTCCAGCCTTTTGGTCAACAAGGTAGGGGCGTCCGTTGATGGCGATAGGGAAGATGTCGGGGACAAGTTGGGTTGTGGTTCCGCCCGAGAAGAATTTTGGTGCGGGGATGAACGCATCCGTGAACCTGTACAGGGTGTCAGCCACTGTTTAGTCCTTGTTGAGGAAGGTGGGGTATGCCCTTGCGAGTCGTGCGGCTTCAGCCTGGATGCGGTCGCGGCGCAAACGAAGAAGGTTCGAAACAGACCCAGCGACAGCGCCAGCAGTAACTTCGTCGGCGCGACGGGTGTCGCCTTGGGATTCGGTGAAGTTGCGCTTGATTTCTCGTGGCGACATCAAACGAATCTGCGCACCCAACGTCACAATATCCGTGACCGAATCCTGGACGCCGCAAGTGCTGTTGATGTCGGTGGCTTCGGTAGAAGCGCTGCTGTATGGTGCCTTGTAGACGATGCGGAGACGCCCTGGGAACACACCCTGGTCAAAGCGCAGAGCGAATCCTGATGGGAAGTCGTCGGTTGGGACGTCGCGGACGAGGCGAACCTTGCGGGCGACAGGGTAATCATCTGTCATGTAACGCACAGAAACCTGAAGGATGTCAATGATGCTGGTGACACCTGTCAGGTCAATCATGCTGTCGGAACCGTTGTAATCCAGGTTCATGCTCGTCACCTTGAACAGCCCGTGCATCGGAGATGAAAGGTCGGCAAGTTCGTCGTTGATTGCTTCAAGCACCTGTGCGCGTGGGAAGCGCGGGGAGACGGTGACGATTGCGTTGGCGCTATGGCTGGCTGCGGTCGTCCCGTTGAACCCGCGCTGAACAGTCAGAGTCTTAGTGTTCGGGTCGGTTTCCCAGATGTACATGACTTCTGAGTCGATTTCGCATACTTGTCCTGGACGCAACCCTTCCAGGTTGTATGACACAGTTACGCTCGTCGTGGACGAGTCAACACTGGAAGCCAGTTTGTTGCGAGCCTCGACCGTTCCTGAGAGCAGTTGGCGCAACGTCCTGTCAATGACGGTTGCGGCTGTGGTCACTTCTTCTTTTTAGCCTTCTTCATTGGCTTGCCAGACTTCTTGGCTTCCTTCTTAGCGGCAGCCATGCCAGCCTTTGTGTAAGGGAATTCCTTTTTTCCGACCATCGGCATAAATACTCCTTGACTCTTAGTTCAGTGTAGGGGAGTTTACCACGCCTTACAGGACCAGTATCTTGCCTTTGTCTTAGGACCTGGATTATCGCAGTTGTGGCGGGCACGGAAATTCTTGCGGCGACCAGGCTGCTCCTTTTTGATAGTCATGTTCGGGTCGCCAAACATCACACGCTTCACCTGCTCGCCAGCCGACACATACACCACAGACTTCTTACGACCGTACCCTGGCTCACCCTTTCTGATGGGGCGCGGACTGTTCAGCGAGACGTTCTTGCCTTGATACTTAGCCATTGCGTTTTGCCCATGCGTTGTCGACGAGGTTCGGGTAGGGACGCCCAGCCTTCTTTGCTCGTGCTTTTGCCGCAGACTTCTGGGATGCCGTCAATGGGGTCGATTTCTTGTTGGGGTTTTTGGTGTCCCAAAACTTTTTCTTTGATGGCATCTTGGCTAATCCTCCAGCAGATACCCTGATTCTTTCAAAGCATCTCTGACGTTCAACACTACATGATAGGTCTGCCCAGGGACAAGGTCTATGTGGTGGGCACCGATGTCGGCTTTGATGCGGCGGTTGACCCTGACGGCTGTGGTGACGTCCCCTGCCCGCACCCAGTTGGAATCAACGGTGTTGCTGGTGGGTTTGACGATTTGGAGGAGTTGGTTGGCTGAGGTTTCCCAGTTGAACGCAGCGGTTTCTGGGGCTGTGTCTAATGCTTGCTGGGTGTAGCGGTCACGGTTGTTGTACATGTCCCAGAGGGCTTCGGCTAGTTCTTCTCGGTTGGGTTCTTCCCAGTTGCCGATGTCCGACCACTTGCCGATTGTTGCTGGTTGCGGGGTGGCGGAGATGCGGTGGGTGGCGAGGTCTGAGAATTCGCGGTGACCGTGGGCATCCGTGAGAATGGTGGGGATTCCTGCGGACATTGCTTGGAGAGGCATAAGTCCAAAGCCTTCGCCACGGGAAACAGAAACGAAACAGTCCATGCTGTGCATGAGTGCGGCTTCTTCTTCTAGGGTCATCCAGTCTCGATGCACTACCACGTTCGGGTAGTCGATGCGTTCTGGGGCAGACCTATATGGCGGAACTATCTTGATGTGCAGTTCAGTGTTAGGCATACCTAACATGTTGAAGACTTCTAGGACAACATCAAGTCCTTTGCGGTGCCATTCGGACCCGCCACACAGAATCTTGAAGCGGTCCGTTTTCGGTTGCGGGTTCGGACACCAGATGGTGCGGTCTACGCCGAGAGGTATGACGTGGACATTGTCATGGTATTGGGAGAACAGGTCAAAGTTGTGGAGGCAAGGGACGATGACGGTTTGGAATTGCGGGAGGTACTCGAAGAATTTGGGTGGGAGTTTGTCTGATTCCCACATGGTGAGGATGGTGGCTTTCTGCCCGTGATACCAGCCTTTGACCATGTCTGGTTGCATCGCATACACCACATGCTCGGCACGGTCATTCAAGGTGACTTTGGTGGCGAGGGTGTCTCTGAGTGAGACGAACATGCGACCGTACCCGACATGGGGTAGGTCTGGTCCGATGAACGCTAAATGTTTGGCAGTATCCCCGTTTCTACCTGCCATGATTCCTGCGCTTTCTTCTCAACTTCGGCTGCACCATCTATCTTTTTCGGCTGTAATCCGTTTGCACGGAGCCGCTTATAGGCGGGCATGTCCTTGTTCCAGTTTCGTTCCGTCTGATTTATTGACGCCACCTTAGCGCCCCGCGACGTCGTCGAGTTGGTACCCATTCGGACACCTGCGACCCTGCAACCGAAACAGCCTTCGACATCCAGGTTGGGATGGGTTTCTCTGTGCTTCACGATATGTATGCTCCGTATCCAGCGGCGGTCAACGATGCAACCTCGGTTGCGTCCACTTCTGTACTGTGCCCACCATAGTAAACCTTTGAGATGAGCGTGTAGTCGGATGGTTGGCGTTCGGTGTAGGTGCCGTTGGTGAGCAGGAAGATGTTTCTTCCTCTGCCCGAGGCTTCAATATGGACACCGAGTTTGTTGGCGATGCGTTCTTCTTTGCTGATGGGCAGCATGGACATGACATCTTGAATGATGGCTGGTACGACGAAGTTGTCTGTTGGTGGGGTGAAGGTTGCCATTAGGTGATGCTGGCTCCGTATCCTGCGGCGGTGAGTTCGGTTACTTCTTCGTCGGTCAAGAATATGTCATGCCCACCGTAGTAGGTGCGGGTGATGAGTTCTGGGCGTCGCGGGTCTGTGGTGGTGTAGGTGCCGTCGCTGAGACGGTAGAGGTTTTTGGCTCGGATGCCTTGCGGGGTATGGGCGAACAATCTGTCTGGTGCTTCCTCGGAGAGGCGTTCAGCGAATGGGTAGGTGCGGGTGGTGGGGACTCGGAAGATGTGGGACTTCAGCCAATCGGCTGTGCCACTTCCGCTTCCCGAACCTGTGCAAGCACGCTTGAGCGCTCTAGCGCCGACCGACGTATCCGTACCCGCGCCCGAGCCAGTTCCCGTTCTGAGCGCAACAAGAATCCGTGTCGTCGACGACCCGCCAATGCCTTGACCGCTGCTGGTTCTAAGTACAACACGGGTGACGACAATAGCAGATGAGCCCACACCAGAACCTGTTGCAGTGCGAGCAGGGTTGATATTCCAATCTGCCGTCCCTGAACCTGTGCCTGAACCTGTAGCAGTGCGCAGCGCGACCCGCACACCTGATGCTTGCGACGTGCCAGTTCCCGAGCCTGTCGCAGTGCGCTTGTAAACCCGAATAATGTTTTCGATTGTTGAAGCAGAACCAGCGCCAGACCCCGTAGCAGTACGAATTGCTATAAGCACTCTGTTTGCGGTAGCCGTTCCAGCCCCTGAACCTGTAGCGGTTCGTTGTTTGAGGATGTTGGCTGTAGCCGATGCGGTGCCTGTGCCTGTGGCGGTTGCGGTAACAGTTACTGTGGCGCGAACACCCAAATAGAAACGTCCGCCGTTGCCGTAGAAACCCGTGTGGTAATCGACGAGACGGTCAAGGCGGCTGACTACGCGCCCTGATGCGGTTTGCTGTGTACCGTTCCCTGGACCTGTGGCGGTTCTGGAGACTGTGCGGAAATAGGTCGCCCGATAAAACGGGTGGGTATCAACGAATCCTTCTGTAAATCCTGTTACCGCAGTGATAGCCATAAGGGGTTATCCCCTAACGGCTAGTCGAGCGACAGGGTGAGAGAAGTGATTTGGAACGTGTCGCCAGCAGTAACAGCGGCGGAAGAAGACAGAGAACCAGTCCACAGACAGTTGCCCGTAGAAGCATTGTCCCAAAGCGACCAATGTGTGTACGTTTCTGTTGCCGCGACGTTGGTCCATTCAAGAGTCGCAGAAGAAGCCATCGAACCCGATGATGCAGCCGACCAAGAAACAGACTTGCGCGTGGTCTCCGTGGCGGCGTTGCTAGTTCCTGCTTCGCCTGGGTCGCCAGTGTGCAACTTGACGTAGGTGGTCGTGACAGCAAATGACTGGTTCCTTAGCGTGTCAAGTAGTGCGTTTTCGGCGTAGTTGGAAATTGACATCGCTAAAAGTGTAGCAAAAAGAAAAGCCCCCCGCCGAAGCAGGGGGCTTCTCTGAACCAGACTGGGTCTAGTTAGTTCGTGCCGATGCTCGAAGACGATTCGATGCGACGAAGCGAAGCCTCGCGGAAGCGACCGTAGCCACCCAGCCAGTACCAGCCCAAAGGCTGCAAGCGCATGAGGTAGTCGGTGACGTTGCCGCGGACAATCTTCGGCACTGCGCCGTTTCCGTCCTGCGTCGAGAACGCCTTGGCGAGAGCCTGACGTCCCATGATGTGCGTGCAGTACACGTCCACGGTTCCCGTTGAACCCGAGCCGTCCGAGGCGTTCTCGAACACCTTGGCGCGTGGCGTCTCAATGAAACGAACCGACTCGAAGAGTCCGATTTCGCCGTTGTAGATGCCCTCTGGGTTGACGTAGTTCGCTGGCGTGCGCCATGCGGCTGCGTCGGTTGCCGAACGGAAGTCGTACGACACGTCTGGGTGGATGAAGCCCATGTACGAGCCGTTGAACGTGGCAACGTTGGCTCCTCGCAACTGTGCGACAACCTTGCGGACGTCGTCAGCGGCGATGATGTCTTCTGCTGCGACCGTGGTGCGGCTGGACGGGGTGCTGCTGCCACCCGTTGCGTACACGACGTTGGTGCCGCCTGCGAGAACTTCGCGGACGACCTGGTCCATCGAGTCGCCAGCGTTGTAGCCGATGATGTTGGCTGCTGCCGAGTCAACGTCGAGGAACGCGGTGCCACGCAACTTTGCGGTGGTGACGACTGCGTTGCCGTACTCGTTGAGGGTGACGGTCACCTGGCTGTCGGACAGCGCGGTCGGGGTGACGTCGGTGACCTCGTTGAGGGTCGACGTCGCGGCTGCGATGTCAGAGAAGATGGTGAACGTGACGCCAGAACCAGGCATTGCCTGGGCGACTGGCTGGATGTCTGCTGCCTGGTCGAACAGGAGTTCCGAACGCAACGCGAAGTACGCGAGGCGGTCAAATGCAACCTGGTCGATGGACAGAGACGAGGTAGTGGTTTCGCCTGCCATTTTGGTTTTTTCCTTTTGTTAGTAGTTTGCGTTTCCTAGAGCGATTCGTGCTTCTGCCAGGATTGCATCTACTTCTTGCGGGCTTCGAGCCTCGCTGATTCGCCTGCTCCAGTCGACTGGTGGCTGTGCGGTTTGAGCGCCCGCAGCGATTTTGTTGGTTCGCTGCCACGCCTGTGCCTCATCAGCCGTTGGTGTCGTTTCGGGGGGACTAATCAAACGCGCCTCAACTGCTGCTTGCCTGATGGCTTCTGGGTCGAGGTTGCCGTCGTAGCCTTTGACGAAGTACTTTGCCATCGGGTCGGTCGGGTTGATTCCCGCCTTGACGAAGGCTAGTTCTCGTTTTGCGGCTTCGGCTTCTGCTACCTGCTTGCGCAGGGCTTCGGCTTCCTTTTCCAGTTGCTTCATCCGCGCTCGAACTGGGTTCTGCGTGGACTCCATCTGGTCGTCGCTTTCGTAGTTGTCAATTTCTGACATATGGCACTCTCCTTTTACCCACACCACAGCGGAGGACTGTGGCGGCTGTATGTTGATTGGTCTCCCCGTATGCACCATACAAGTCGGGGGGCGCTTGTACAGGTAGTTGAACTATAACACAGTTATTGTGCGTGTCTACTATTGCCCTACAGTTGTGAGTCCTGTTTGTTGTCCGCTTGCTCCTGCGAATCCGCCGCCTTGTTCGAAGCCTGCTTGTCGTCGGCGGCGGCGTTGCGCGATGCGTCGTGCGGCAGCCTGTTCATTGGTGAAGACTCCTGCGAGGATTTCTTCCTGGGTGATTTCTTGTTCACCGATGTTGGTGCGGAACAGTTCTGCTTGTTCACCGATTTGGCTGAAGCCTTGCTGGGCTGCGGCTTGGGTTACGCCTGAAAGAGCGAGGTTTTCGGCTTGCTGGGCGGTGAGGACGATGTTGGCGGTGGTGCGTGCTTGGGCTGCGATTTGGGCGGAGCGTGCTTTGCGTTCGATTTCGGTGGTGGTTTTGGCTGGGTCGAGGAAGTATTCGACGAGTTGGCTGTCGTCGATTCCTGTGAGTCGCTTGAGTTCGTTGACGACGGTTGGGGGTGCGTTGACTACTGCGTTGTACCCCTGCTGGATTCTGTCTGACAGTTCATTGGGCGAGATGTCATTAGCAATGAACTTGGCGAAATCGTCTTGGCTGTCGTAGAACCCGCGACGCAAACCCTGATTACGAAGAACAGTCTTATACTGCTCTTCCTGGTTGACGTATTCGGCTTCAGACAACTCCGACAAGCCTCTTGCAACACGGTCGGCGTTACCCTTGAACCGCTGCTTATAGATGTCGGTGTTTCGGACCGCACCGAATAGTGCGTCTGTGGTACGAGCGATGGTCGGGTCTGCGATAATTGCCTTGTTCAAAGTATCGAACAGGTTTTCGAGACCGTAACGGCGGAGCGTGGCGCGAAGTTCGTCGGCTGCTGCACCTGATACTGGGAGAACGGTTGGTCCACCGCCTCCACCGCCCCCGCCGCCTGCTGGGGCGATACCGTAGAACGGGTCACCTGGAGCACGTCCCCATGCGTCAAGAACCACTGTTGCTGGTTCGACAATTGTGCGGTCCCTGGTGACTGTGCCTTCGGTTGCGGCTGCCCGCGCGGCTGCGGCACGGGCACCAGCATCTTCGGTAATTTCACTGAATGGGGATGTCATTGACATTTAGCCACGCACCTTTCCAAATCCGCGAATAAGCGTAGACGCCACATCACGATACACGTTCTTCGCCTCATCAGTCTTCTGCCACTCAGGAAGAGTACGCAGAAAGGTAGCCCACTCAGTTCCGTTCATCATTCTCGTCTCCCCACTATTCGGGTCCTGGTAGGTGAGAAGACGCCCCCACTTGTTCGTGTCACTGAAGTCGATGTCATTGGGGTCGATGTTGAGGACGTCTGCCGCCACCGACCTGTAGGTTGCGGTTGCTTGCGCCACCGTTCGACCCTGAGCAAGTTGACCCTTCAGGGCTGGATAAAAGTTTTCTGCATCTTGACGGAAGTTCTCTTTGATTTGTTCCTGGGTCATGGTGCCAGCAATAAGTTGCTCAGCATATTTTGCTGCGAGCGAATCATTCAAACGCAGCCCGTAGTCGGATGCCAGTGTCTTGATGGTTTGAGCGTCCTTGCCTTGTGTTGCTGGGGTGGCGGTGGTGCCAGCCTTGCCAGTTTTGGCGACTTCGGTTCCGACGTAACGGTTTAGTTCGTCGGTGTTCCAGTCGTACTTGACGGCTTGGGTGGCAAGATTGTCAATGGCTGCTGGAGCCAAACTGTACCCGCCCTTGGCGACGAGGTTTTCGATAGCGATGCGCTTGGCAGAGATGTTGTTTGCGAGGGTGGTCGGGTCGGACGCCTGCAACTCGATAAAGGCACGTTCCTTGGCGTCTTTGGTGCGTGACCATGCGGTTGACTTGACAGCGTTGAGGAAGCGGTCTGCGGTGTATTTTTCTTTGACAGCCTTGTCGATGATGGTTTTGAGTTCTGGTACCGAGTTGTAGAGTTCTGCTATCCAGCCGTATTCTTGGCGAGCAAAATCAAGCCATGCTTGGGAGCCTTGTTTTGGTGGTGTGTCGGTAGCCATTGTTATCCTTGCAACCATTCTGACAGAGCGCCCATGTAGGAGAGGTAGTCGTTGGCTTCTGATTCTACGGGCATCTGCTTTTCAATCTGGCTAGCAGCAAATGTCTCTGCCGACTGCGGGGCGGTGATGGTCCCACCGAGTGCGGAGCGCTTCTGATACTCCATCATCTGCTTCTGATAGGTCTCGACCATTCGGTTCAAGTCTGCATCTGGAACGGTGCGCCCGATGGTCGACTGTGCCGCCTTGGTGAATACGGCCTTCAGGTCGTCTGGGTTGTCGAGACGGTAGGTGGGGAGTTTGGTTGCGGTTTCGAGTTCGGGGTATTCGGCTAGATAGGCGAGAGCCTGGTCGAGTGATTTACCGCGCAACGGACCGTTCGGGTCAGAGTTCAAAATGTTGATTCGAGTGAGAGCCTTACCGAAATAGGAACGGAGTTTGCTGTCGGAACGATTGTTGACGTTGCTCGGCTTGTAACCTGGGAACGCTGCCATCAACTGTTTGTTGTATGAAGCAAGTTTGTCTGTGGACACCTTGTACAAAATGTTGATGTCTTTGGTCGTGAACGTGTATGGCTGGTCAACCGTTCCCCACGAGGTTGGAATCTTGTAGTTCGGGTCGACTCCACCCATCGGGCTTCCAGCAGAATCTCCGCCAAGGGAACCAGCACCTACTGGGTCTTCGAACACGCCCGAACCGCCACCTTCTTCCATTGGTTTTACGTTTCTTGGAGCCATCACATTCCTATTTCTGCTGGTTCGAACTCTCTTGACAGTATATTTTCCCACAACGGCGCAAAGTCTGGGTAGGTATCCACCAACTGTTCACCGATTCTGGTCAACTGTGCCCGCATCGCACCAGCGTTCTTAGCCTTACGCCAACTGTCATTAGCCAGCGACGGGTCCTGACTCGTTGCCAGGTCGATGCTGCGCTTGCGGAAATCCCAGTACTGCTGCAAAGCCTTACCGCCATCAAGTTTCAAAACGGCAGGGTCCTTGACCATCTTTTCAATCTGTCGAATCTGGTTGACCAGTTCGCGTTCAAGTTCTCCGCTAGTTGCAGCAGGACTCCACATAGGGAACTGCGTCTTCAGTTCGTCAGACTTTTCCTTGACAAGCGCCTTGAAGTTTTCTGAACGCTTTACCTGTTCCTCGGTGAAGCCTTGCTTGGCTCCAATGTTCACCAACTGGTCTTTGAAATGGTTGTATTGTGCCCAGGCAAGGTTGTTGAGTGCGCGTTCCTGGCGTTGCTCAATGTCGCGCGGCTTGCGCAAACCCGATGAACCTTGCGCCCTGTACGCCGCGGGGTCATATTCGCCTGTTTGTGGTCCAAGCCAGCCAGCGACAAGCGGATATTTGTCGACCAGCCCAGGGTTAGCGGACTGCCATTGGGCGTATTCCCTGGTTACTTGGAGTCCTGGCGCAGCCTGTGTCGCCCCAGCCAAGAACACCCACGCCCCGTCGCCGTACTTGTCGAACAATGCGACTACGGCATCGGTGTAGGAGCCACCGTTTTTTCTGGCTTCTTCTTGCATTTTGCTGAAGTCATCAAGCACCTGACCCTGGGTGACGTTTTCTGCGCCAATCTCGGTGAAGTATTTGGTGTATGAGGCTCCTGGCAGAAAGATGCGTCCAAGTGCTTTGATGGCGAGAAGGTAGTCGGTTTTGGCTACAGCGTCCTCAATGATTGCTTCGCGTTCTTCTGCGGTAAGAGGAAGACCACGCCTATTTGCTGCAATATTCGTGAGAACGGCATTGACCGTGGTGGCTCGGATGGAGTCGTTTGTTTCGGTAGAAGAAAGTTGCTGGAGGTTGTCAAAAAAGTCTGTGCCTGTTTTTCCTCCGCGGGAAGCGGCTGCTGCGATAAGCCCCTGTCCCCAGGCTGGGACCAGATAGTCCGCAATTTTGGAACGGGTTTGTGGGTCACCGAACGGGAACACGGTAGCCCTCAACGACTGGAAAGCCTGGTTATTGGGGAGGATGCTGTCCATAACCATTGCGCCGACTCCGAAGAATCCTGGTACTGGAGACCCGAGAAGGCTCAGGTTTCTGGTTCTAATTCGTTCTTGTGCGTTCAAACCTAGGAGCGCATACACCTCTTTCGAGAATGGGATTGCAACACCCTGTTCACCTGTGTCTTCGTCGGTGTAAAGAACACCAGTGTTTTCGAGCGCTTGCTGACCAACCCGTACTTTTTCGAGGGCGCTTGGCTGTTCAGCCATTGCCCTCATCCACACAGACCACTGTTCTACCCATGCGTCCATAAACGCGAACGTCAAACTGTGGCGATAACCGACATAGGAACGGTTAGATGAATCGAATAGGAGTTGGTCGACCTTTTGGTTGCCGTACATTTCACCCAACACTTCAACCTGTTTGCGGGTTGCTGTGCCAGTGGCGAACTGCACTTCTTCCCTGATGGAGTCACGCAACCATTTTGGAGCGTCGCTTTGTTCCAATGCGTCAGCCATTTTTGCTGCTTCTTCTGGCAACATGGCTGGCATGAGTTCGCGGATGCGCTTCCATTTCTGGTAGTCCTTGTATGGTCCACGAGCGTATTTTGCTGAGGCGTTTCGATAAAGCGCAAATGCCCTTGTGAACAAACGGTCTTTGGCTTGAATTGCGTCTTGCGCAACTTCCGCGGCGAACGGGGCGAATTCGGGGCTGTTTGGGTTTTGCAACAAATTGTTTTGCACCCACGTTCTGAATTCTGTGGTTGGTTCGTACAGGTTGACGGTTCGAACCGTTTTTACTTTCCATGCGTTCGCGTCAAGCACGGGGTTCTTGCCCAGTTTTCCTGTTGCGACAACACCGATTGCGACTGGGTCGCCAGCGGTGCGGGTCAAAATATCTTCAAGAATGGTGCGAATCCACACCATTTGACCTTCCATGCTGGTCAATGGGGTGATTGAGGACATGCCTTTTACGCCCTGTGTGCGCAACATTTTTGCCCAAATATCCTCAAACACTGGCTTCAAATCGCCGTAAAGGAAACGGTTGGGTAGTTGTTCTACTGCGTCTTTCCCGCCAGCAAGCATGGCTCGTGCAACCTCCCGATATTCGGGGGTGTCGGACATTTGGACTAGGTCGCGGGCAGTCCCCGTAACCCAGTTTTTGTTGCGCTGGCTTTTCGGGTCAATAATTTGCTGACCATTGAAACCAATCTGAATATCTTTTTGTACTGATTCTGGCATTTGACGGACATAGTTCAATACCGATGGGTCGCCATATTGGTCAGCCATCAAACCTTTTGACAGTTCCGCCATCTTGCGCCCAGTGCCAGGGAGTGACTCGTTGATTCGGTCATTGAACAGGTCAATCTGCGCCTGCATTTGTTCTTTCGTTCCGTTTTCTGCAACAAACTTATCGAGTTCCTTGCGTAAACGGTCTGCGGTTACTGAATCACCTACGGCTTCAGCCGACTTGATTTTGGCGACAAGGTCGTCGTAGTGTTCAAGTTTCGGCATCAGTTTTTGAATTTCTTTTGCGTTTTTGATTTCCACGCCGAACGTGTTGATGTTGACATGACCGTAAGCGCCGAGTGCTTTTAGCGCAGATTCGTCAAGGGATTCGGTTACAGCGATTCGGAGGATTTCGTCTGGGAGGATTCGGGTGACCATTCGAATTGGGAGGGGTGCGCCGAGCGCTACTGGCTTCAGGTAGTTCGCCTGGATTTTTTCGAGCCAAGAAAACTTTTTATCTGACAACATGAAGTTGACTGTCCTGGCGATTCGTTTTGCGTTTTCTGGGCTTACACCATTAGCAATCATTGCGGTTTCGTCCCTGAATGGGGCGAACGCCTGATATGTGTTTGTTACAGCCAGCACCACTTCACGGAACTTTTCTGGCGCGACCATCATGAAACCTTTTTGCATCAGGTCTGTTGAGCGCAATACTTCCGCATCGGCAAGCCATGGGGTTGGATAACCACCACCTACAGCGGTGAAAGACCACTGCTGTACGTCGTCTGTTTTTCCAGCCCAATCCGCTACTTCGTCAATAAAGGATTCTGGTACACCCTTCTTGCGGAGTTGTGGCGCAATGATGGTTTTGGTGAATTGTTTTGAAAGCGCGAATCGTTCGGATACTTCGCCCTTGGCTACAGCCTTCATCAGTGCTGAAAGCATTGCGTGACGGTCCGCCTTCGGCACCTTCATTACAATCATCAAACGATTGGCGTCGCGTACGGACGCGATTGGGTCTTCGAATGAAAAGAATGTTGACCGTGGCATACGCGCCAACTGGCGTGTCACCCCAGAGGTCCATTGGGCGATAGCGGGTCCTGTCTGGTTCACCCACTTTTTGTAGACACCTGGGACTTCTCGAATGTTGTAGAGCGGGTCACCAGAATAGACACCGTCTTTGAGAACGCGGTGGATGTCTTTGAGGTCGACTTGTTTGCCTGCTGCGCGGGCTGTATCAACTATGTCTTGGATGGCGACAGCGAGACCTGGGGGGATTGAACCGAGGAAATGGTCGTAGAGTTCACCGACATTATTGAATGAGCCGAGTTTTTCAAGGGTGACTTGTCCTTCTCGGGTGTATGGCATTGCGTCGATTTCGCGTGGCACGAATCGTGGCGTTTCGCCAGCGGGGTCGATGACGCCGAGGCGTCGCTTGATGCTGTTTCTGTCGGAAAGAATGGGCAGGTTGGGTGATGGCGGGTTGTCCATCGCGGCTAATGGAAGGTTGCGAACGGTATCTTCAACGACTTGGTCGACGTATTGCTGTACTTCTTCTGGGATTACGGTGCCTTCTGGGAGGACGCCAGCGAATCTTGGTGCTTCTTCGCCTGCTTCACGGGCACTATAGAACGGCAAGTCAATGACGTCTTTGGGTGTGGTTGATGCGCCTGCTGCTTGACGTTCTTTTCTCCACTTGTCCAGTAGTGCGTCTTTGATGATGCCGTCGTCGAGAACTGTTAGTGCGGCTTTTTCGGTCAGGTTGAATTTGCGCATCAACGCTTGGACTGGGTCGCCCATAAACAAACCTGGGTCGGTGACCGCGGTGAATGTTCCGTCAACTATCCCAGAGATGAGCGAAGCGACGTAACCGTTTTGGTCAATGTAACCTTCCTGGATGAGGGGGCTGATTGTGGCTCTGCCCAGTGTCCAGGTTTGTCCGTTGACGGTTGGAAGTGCTGTGTCGTGGGCTTTGCGTGCTTCCTCAGCGATTTTGCCTTCTGGAAAGAATCCTGTGCCGATGTCAATTTTTTCTCCAGCGATAGCGCTTTTTGCGATTTGGCTGAGGATATTTCCTTCGACGACGAGTTGGTTGAATTTTTGTAGTGAGTCTGGTTCGACTGGGACGGATGCTACGCCGAGCGCAGAGAGCGGTCCTCGGTTTGTGATGGCGTATTCGAAGGTGCTTTTGCTTGCCTGTGCTGCTGCAACGAACCCTGTGGTTACTGCACGGACTCCGCCCTTGGCGATTTCTCCTGCGCCTTTCAAACTGATGCGGGATGGCAGGTTGATTCCTGCGACTTCTACTCCGCCTGCTGGACCGATGTGGTCTGGTGCGGCAAAACCTAATGCTTTGAATGGGAGTTGGAGTGTGCTGATTGAGCGTGCCATTCCTTCTTGGAAGGATGAGATGAGGTTGGAGGAGATTGCTTCTGGGGACCAGGGTTTTGGTCCGTCACCGAACGCTGCTCGTGCATCCCACATGGAACGAAGATTTGGGAATTTTGCGCCAAGGTCGGCGTATGCGTCAAACGTGCCAGGGATGCGTTCACCTTTGGTGTTATAGGTTCCTTTGGCGACCATGCCTGGGATTGCGTACCATTCGTCTTCCGTTTTTGAAAGAAACAGTTTGATGACTTGTGTTTCTTGGAGGTCGAGAAGTTCTTTGGCGTCTTTGATTTCTGATGGGACTGGGATGTTGCGCCAGTTCAATCCGTTTTCTGGGTTGATTGGGTCTACCTGGTCCCACCATGCTGGAGCCTTATCGGAACGAATGGCGAGTTCCTGTGGGTCCATGCGCAACAGGTCGACAAGGGTGTATGGAAGGTTCGGGTCTTGTTCTGGGGTTGCGCCTGCGGCGAGTGCGCGACGGTCCTTCAACTGTTCCTTGTATTTTGCTGCTTGGACAGCGGAGTTGATGTGGACTTCTTTGTAGTCGACAGGAATGTCGGATACGCCGAGTGCGGCGGTTACTTCTGGGTTGGTGTAGTAACTGCCGTGGTATGCGCGTGAGAGACGTTCAGCGGTGTCTGGGGTGTAGCGGTCTACGATTTCTTGGCGGCGACGAGCGAGTGCTTCTGTTTCCCGTGCTTCAGCCTCAAGTTGCTGAACAGTTTTTTTCATGCGATTGGTGTGCCCTCAAGTTCGAACAGTAACTGTAGCAACGCGCTGTTCGGATTCTGTGAGTATGCGTAACGAACCTGGTTGATGAGGTCCTGTTTCGAGCCAACTTGGATGGTTTCTGGAAGTGGTGACGGTAAGACTTCTGGTCCTGGTCCAGCACCGAGCGGGTTTCCTGCGGTTACTGGTTCGAATGGTCGCTCTGATGGGCGGTCTAATGGTCCGAAGCCGCCAGCAGGAACAAAGTTCTTCGGTTCAGGTGCGACAGGTGTGCCCATCGGAACAGCGCGTTGCGCTTCCATCTGTTGCTTGGCTTCACCATAGGTTTGACCTGTGGCGACAGTCTTAGCAATTTTTTTGGTTGGGTTTTGCAGGTCGCTGCGGTTTGAGTATTGCTGTGCCATTTACAGTCTCCCTTGAAGGCTGAGTACGGCTCCTGGTGTGTTGGGTTGGGTGGCTACGGCTGCTGGCTGTCCTTGAAGTTGACCTAGCAAATCTTGGATGGATGGCGGTCCTGCTGGTGCTGGCTGCATTTCTGCACCCATTCCTGGCATCGCCAACCCTGGCATCGTCTCAGGCGCACCCTGCGGTGCCATCGCAGCCTGTCGTTCCTGTGCACGGCGTTGGGTCATTTGGACCGCCTCATAAAGAGGTACGTTCTTTTCGACCGTGAGCATGGTGAGATAAGCCAAATCTTCTGGTTGGTAAGGTCCGTTGGGGTCCGCTGCTTGTGCCTGGATTGAGGACAGTAGAGCGGCTTCCATGGACTCTGCGGTGATGCGGTCCTTTTCGAGTTCTGGGTCAGTGATAAGTGGGTCTGCTTCGCGCGCCGACTCTTTCGACATGAGACCAGTACCGAGGCGCTGACCCAAACCAACAATGAGACCGTTGACATCTGAACCAGACGACGGATAGGTGACGTAGTGGAAGTCTGTTTCGAAAACTTTGTTCGGAACATAGTTGGTCATTCCTCCTGTTGCGCGTCCCGAAAGGAAGAACGACTTTTTCTGATTCCCCCAATACGCCTTCTCAATAGCGATAGCAATCTTGTCTTCTTCAAACAGGGATTGTTCGAATACTGATTGTGCTTCTTGTACACGGAAGTCGACGGTTGCGGAGAGGACGTTTTCTCCGCGGCGACCCGTACGAATGTTCGTACCAGATTCGCCACCGAACTCTGCGGGTATAGCACCCTCCAGGCGTTCTTGGCGCTCAAGTCGGTCGAGGGCAGTGTCGGTTTTGTAGCCAGGGTTGGTTTGCAACTGTTGAATGTCGCCACCCTTGACAACACCAAGTTGTCCTGTTTTGCCGTCAGCCATCTGGATGATTTCAGGGTTTTCTCCAGCACGAGCGACGAGGTATTCGTCGGGGAAGATGCCGCGTTCAATCGCAATCTCAGTGAGTGCCTGGAGTCGTGCGCGGGTGAAGTACATTCCGAGTACGCCGTCGTATTGTCCGCGTGGCTGGTCGAGGGAGATGCGTTGCGGGATTACAACCATTGGCATGCCTGTGCGGTTGGGGATGCGTTCGAGTTCGACGGTTTCTAAGCCTGCTCGTTCGGATGGGGTCATGCCTTCGGTGAGTGGTGAGCCGATGACGCAGACGACGAGTTCGTTGTCGTCGACGTATTGGAGGAGGGTGTATTTGGTGTCGAAGGTGAC